TTTTTTTACAAGGTCCCTCGTTCGTCCTTGCCCCGTATAGCCGATAGGTCAGCAAAATTTTAAACTTTGTTTCATAATCTCATCTAAGCAGGCGTTCCAGCCTACATTTTCCGGCACCGGAACTTTCCATGTTCCCTTTGTACTTCCTTCGCATTTGCGTTCTTTTACTTCTGTCTTTTTCTCTGGCAATTCCCGGAGTGGGCACCAATTTGGTTTGCTGCCCAAATTTTCTATATATTTTTGTGCCGCCATGCACCTATATCTTACCGGGTCTTCCGCTTTTGCAAACCAAAATTTGCATCCATGGCAATACTCCGGCATATCTATGATCAATGCTGCTTTCATAAAATTCCTCCTTTAAATTCTAATCAAACGGCTTTAGCGCCTTTTCTACTTTATCGCAAATCCTTTTTATAATTTTTTCATTTTCGCTTTCTGTTAAAACGCCATGTAAGAATAACATTGCCCTAGCATTTTTAATTTTTTCTAGCCTATTTGCATCTTCTCCAAGCGTATAACCGCTGTGATTTGCTTGCGCTTCCAAAGTATCCGACATCGCTCCAAATTCAAATATCATATATTATTTCTCCTCCATCTTTCGCTTATAGTTACCTCCTTAAATCTTAAGTTAATTAATTTTTCCTGCCCACTGTTCTGCCATGGCTTTCGCAATCCCGGGAAATGTTTTCGATCTCGTTTTTGGGTCTCTTTCTTTTCTCCCCTGAAAACGCCGATAATTCCCGTTTGCATCCTTACATCCCCCATTGACATAAGGTTCGTGCTCCGGCATTATATTGGTCGGAATCAATGGTGGCAGCCCTTTCAGCCACAAACATGTTCTTTTGCTGTATGGATGTCCGTGTTCGTACGGCTGGATCGCCTGATCGTAAGGGGGAAGTCCTATGAGCTTCATTGGAGTCGGGTTTTCGATTGCTATTTTAGGGCAGTTGGCGTTGTAAAACTGCATAAAAAATTCTTTTGCTTTCATCGCTTTCTCATATCTCTCTTTCACAATCTCCCCCTTCACCCTCATTCTCACTGCGCCTGCGTTAGTCATATAGGTACACGGTGGAAATGCAAGGATCATATCCCATTTCATTTTTAGCAATTCAATAGCATCTACTTGCATATGCCACTCTGGATGCCCCCCAGAGCACGGCTCAATGTCACAGCTATATGCCTCGTGTCCTAATTTTCTAAGTTCCATTGTTACCGCTTGTGATTCTTCACATGCCACTAATATTTTCATAATTTTTGAAAAGAGAAACCCGGATTTTATGCGGCCGCAACTCCGTCCTCCTTTCTCAATTAAATCCTAATTTTGTTGATTATTCTCCTATTCCCAAAACGCTGATAATTCATTTTCTTCATATCCTTCAATCATTGAATCCTGCCTGGAAGTCTCTACACCGTGTAATTCGATGTTGAGTTCCAGTTCTCCGGTATACCAATTACGATGGAAATAAAAATCTGTAATATCCTGGTCTTTACAATTATTAATGATTTTTATTAAGTCTTCCTTTAACATCACTCATACTTTGAAAGAATGTTCAGCACCCTTTCAAACTCCTTTGATCTTTCATCTTTGTTCTTCCAGTCCAGTTCAGTCCCACAATACGGACAATTTTTATATTCTTCTATGATTCCATGCTGACATTCAGGACATTGATAGTCCCTCATTTGTGTTCCATCATGCATCATGCATGAAACCAATTCTGGCCTCCCCACCTTAACAAGTTTTAATTTTCTCACTATTATTCCTCCTTCATGATCCATTTTTTTAAAAATTTCCTGTTATCTCTCTTAGACAGGCATTCCATCCTTCTGCTCTGGCAGAATTAACAATCGTCTGCCCACACTCTTCGCTTTTAGCCTCCGGAAGTTCCCGAAGAGGACAGTTATTTAATAAGTCACTCAAAGAATCCGCATCAAAATTTTGGTATTCATCCTGCAAAATGCATTCATCACTTCCGTTTAACATATCGCAGTATAAACAATTTTCTGGCTTCTCAATAATGGCAATTACTTTCACCTTTCTACCTCCTAAATTCTAATTTTATTAGGGTTCCACCAACTTATTTTCTTTTACATTCTTTCGCAGTATCCATCTTCATAAAATTCTTGGGTAATATTCATAACATAAAATTTTACGTTATGTTTTGTTTCCCATAATAAATTGTTTGAACTCCCTTTTTCTTTTAAAATTTCTAATTTACCGTTATGTAGACTATTAGCAACTCTAATAACAAATTCGTCTTTATTTGAATAATAGCTTTTTGATGTTAAAGAAAAAACATGCTTATTAGATATAGAACTTTTGTAATGTTCGCATTTTTCTTGCAAATCGACCATTAATACAATGTTTCCATTTGCGATATATTTAAGAACCTCGGACGGTGTAAGTTCAATTTTTGAAGGATATTCTACCCTGTCAGAATTGCTTACTAGTTGATTTTCTATTAATATGTTAATACCACCACTTCTTACATATTCTTCATATTTAATTCCCATTTTCTTACCTCCATTTAATCTCAAGTTTTATTGATTACTGTAAATTCCTGACCACCTTTAAAAAATCGGATTCGGTTTTTTCTTTAAGTTCTTTCCAAATTTTTTCCCGGGAAAATTCAAATGTGAGGATTGGTCTCCCTATCTTTTTTTCAGCGTAAGCGTGGAAGTCATCGAAACTTCCAATCAATTTCCCGGTATATGCAGAAATTATCGCACCTTCGTTTTTTGTCATCTTTCTCCCTCCTTAAATCTTAATATGCTCGTTCAATCTTGTAGCATATCAAGTGGAAAATGATATACTCTTCCATCTGCAAGGGCTATAAATATCATACGACCGTATGGACTATCTTTAATCGCTAAGACAAATCCAGCATGGCCATCTATACACTCTGCAAAATCCCCTATTTCCGGTTCTTTCATTCTCCCTTTCCTCTCTCCTGACGTTCCCAATTTTCGCAGGAATCCTGCGGTTCTCTAAAGTCTGCACGATGCTTACTTTCTCCGTTACAGCAGACTTCCACAAATCCCTCATACCATTTACATGTGTTACACTTATTATTTTTCATCTTTAGTTTCCCTTTAAGTACACACCTTCAAAGTTTCCTGTGTCGGCAGCATCTTTAGAAGCTGAAAAAGCATTTTCTATTCCAATGCCGCTTTCAAACGGATCATCTGATGTATAATAAAAAAATACATCTTTGTTTTTGTTTTCTATCGTTTTTAAATATTTTTCTAATTCCCCAACAGTCATATTTCCTCCTAATCTAAACTTCTACGATATAGTGTTCTTTCCAGCCTATAAGTACCATGCGCACGCTTTTGATTTGATACGCTTTGTTTCCTTCCCCGATCTGAAAATATTCTCCTACGTGGGGCACTCTTTCTAAACTGATCTCTTCCCCGCCAAAGGGATCTTGACCAAATTCTCTTCTAAATCTCACCTTCATCCATTCCTCCTTCCTGCCCGCCGGAGCGGACTAAAACAGGATGCCTAATTGGTTTATAAGTTGCTGTGTGATATATAAACTCTTATGAGTAAATACCTACTTTGCCCAGGTGACGTATGCAGCGGATGACGATGGATATACTGTCCTAAGCAAGTTGCCGTTCCTGTCTCTGTACTTCCGCTCACGGAAGATGCTTGGCCTTGCCTCTTCCTTCTCCATTTTCTTTTCCTCGTCTATTTCTTTCTCTTTGCGTGCAAAATAATCTTCTATCCACTCATTTATGAGCCAGATGGGAACGCCATATTCCCTGGCGATCTCCTTCTTTGTCTTGCCATGGACATACTCCAGTGCAGCTTTTTCCTTCTGCCCTTTCGTAAAAAGAGTATTATTTTGGTTCTCTTGCCGCCCGGAGTAATACGCCGTAGTCCAGGTGAATACAGTGCTTTTTGCAATTCCATATTTCTCTGCAACTTCTCTCTCGGACATACCGTTTTCTTTGCGGTCCTTTACGACTTGCTCCTTAAAAGCATCTGTGTACCTCTTTCTATTCATCTTTTTTATCCTCCATGATCCACTTTATATCACGGTAATTGAAATGATGAACTTCTTGTTTGAATATACAGGCCACGCCCAGCAGGCAAAATTCTGCGAATCGAAAGAGAGTTTGTAATAGCTCTTTCTCTTCCTCGTTACACATGATCCTAATCACTTTCTGCCACCACCCTGTATGTCCCGGCACTGGCCCCGGTTTCCTTGTCAAAGACACGTTTCCCGGTCTTCTCGATCAACCCACGCTCCTCTAAGCCTTTTAACCGGGGTGCAACGGACTGCCGCTCCTTGCTGTAATGTATCCCCGCTAGACACATGCCTATTGCGATCTGATGTGCTGTCAAGTCCTGCCCCTGCTCCTTAAGCCACGCATAAATCCGGTTCTCCATGCTTCTCTTGTCTCCGGCACTTAAACCTGCTCTACGGCACTCTTTCGCCGTCTTCTCTGCAAAATATTTCTTTGCACTTTCCGGCAAGTCCTCCGGAATCGGCCGGCTTTTTTTCTTCGGCTTCGGTTCCGGCGGCTCCTTACAGCCGATATCCTCAAAAAATCCTATCTGCTCCATGCTCTAACCTCCCATCTGTCTTTCAAAGAGCTGTTTTTCCAGCTCGTCATAGT